TGTACTAGAGTATGTGCTAAACGGTAAGAAGTCTACTATACCATTCCATGCTGTACCTGTTGTACTTGTTAAGTTATCATACACTACTACTGGGTCTCCATATTGTTCTCCGAACTGTACAGTGAAGTCCTCAAAGCTACCCTTACACTCTTGAAAGCCATTAATAGTATCTCCTATATCAGAACTAATGTAAGTCTCTATAATCTTACCTATGTTAACATAAGCAGTCCCATAAGAGGGATGAGGGAATACTGTTATTCTGTTTGAAGTTCCATTAACTACTATATCTATTACATACTTAAAATTAGTGTTGCCACTATTAGTAGAGGATATAACATATATTATATCTTCGTATGCTGGTGTAGTACTATGTGGACTTTGTTCTATTGTAATTGCCATTAGCTAAATTGTATATCTATATCATCAGCAAAGCCTTTCGCTATTGCCTTAGTAAAATCATCTGTTAATCCATCTATCTCATCTGAATAGAAGTTAGTAGCCTTTATTCCTTTCGTTTTAATACTCTTAGCCATTGCAAACGCTAGGCTCTTTCTTAGTTTGTCCTGAGTTATAGCTTTCTTCCTAGGTTTAATAGTCTTAGGAGCTTTCGCTACTATACCTCTTAACCTTATAAACTCTAACATAGCTTCTTGAGGTGGTTGCTTCCCTCCTCTCATCCTACCCTCATCTACTGCTTTCCAGTAGTCCTCCATTATTAAAGTAAAGGTAAACTTAGTTTCTTTGTCCTCTATCTTTACATCTATACTTTGTGCTAATGCACCACTAGATACCCTATCAACATTCTCTAAACTCTTTACAAGCGTATCAATCCATACTTGTCTCTGAACAGCTAGAGTCTCCTCTAAGCTCTTAGGGATAAACGTACTATCTAAAAACTCAAACTGAGACTTTGCTCTACCTGCCATTATCTTGCTTGATTCATTTTAACTATCATTCTCTCGTAGTTCTGCTTACTCTTGTAATAACTAATAGCATTTAAGAACTCTACTACATTCATCTCTAAAAAGAAGTTCCACTTAGTTCTATCAGAATTACTAAGACTATCTAATACTACGTACCACCCCCATACTTCGTTAAACCCTTTATTATTGTCTTTATTTTGCTCATCTGCTTCTTCGTCTCCTCCTCCGAATAATCCCTCGTACCCTGCATTAAGTTTTCCCAAAGCTTCAAAAAAAAACCAGACATTGGGAATATCTTATCCATTGTTAGACCATCTAGTATATGCTCCTCAGTCCATTTCATACTCTCTGCTGTTTGCATCCACTTGCCTTCTCCATTTCTCTCATAGCATCCTTTAAGCATATTGCCGAATATATTAACAGGCTTTAAATACTTAGGGATAATCTTATGTAGGTTCTTACTAATCTCTCCTTGCTTCTCTGTAAGTTTCATTAAATCAATATACTCTCCTGATATTAATTGCTGAGGTATGTAGTTTACTTGAAACCTTCTACCATTTACCTTTATATCCATAGGCTTACGAGCTGGTGGAGGTGTATGATTAACGAAGTCCACCTTATTAATTAAGTTCCTTACGTTGCTTATATGTATCTTTAGAAAGTAATCATCTGATACACCTGTAAGTATTTCAAGTATCTTTAACTGTTTGTCTAAGTCATCGAAGTCTAACTCTGGAACTTCTGCAAGCCTTTGATACTGTCTAAGGGTTACATCTTTCCACTCTGTTGGTACTGTTATCTTCATATTAAAATATATATTTTTTGGTATATTGGTTAAATTGTTTACCTTTGGAGTATAACTAAAAACAAAAACAATGAAAGTAAAGATTGCACAATTCGGTAACACAAGAGAAGCAGATGTAGGAGAAAGGACATTTTGGTTCAAGACTAAGACAGGTAATAAGTTCGACTCATCAATGAGTTTAAATCAAGACTTGTATTTAAAATGGATAGATGAACCCTACACAGAAAGGAAATGGGATGAAAAGAATGATATATTTAACTTTAAAACACCGATAATATTATAATGTACACAATAATAGTAATTTACCAACTAATCAGATTTAGACTAAAACATGGAAGAGGTTAACGGATTTATAATGCTAGCAGTAGCTGGTATATTATTAATAGTATTAATTAAATATTTAAACGAATGAATGAAGAAAAGAAAAAAGTAGAAATGATAGAGATAACAGTAGAGTTTTACGATAGACTTTACGCTGACAGTGACTTCTTAGATTGCCTTAGAGCTGCTGGAGTAGATAACTGGGAAGGGTACGATATAGCCCAAGATATGTTAGAGAACAACTACTCCAATGAATAAACCCCGCTATTACTATTAGCTAACTTATTCAAAGCAACATAACGGAGGGCATCAATTAAGTGGTTGTTAAAATCAACAGGTACATTTAATTGTTTGCCCTCTTTATCTTCACTCCACTTATAACTTAACAGCTCCTTATTTAGATTAACACTATCTCTAGTGATATTAATCGTGTATCTCTTTAGTATATCAATACTACTCTTAATACTATCCTTACCTTTCTTAGCACCTTTAATATTAAACCTTTGGTTGTATATCTCCATTATAGACTTAGGCTCTGCACTATCTGCTATTATCTCTATGTGAGGTTCTATTCCTAATTCCTTTAGTTTATCTCCTATCATTGGATTAGTTAACCCAGTTGAATAGATATACTCTTTAACCCATAGCTCTCCATCTTGTTGGTAAACTGCTAGACAAGTAGTAGGGTCATTAGTAAATCCAAAGTCCATACCGTATGCAATTAGCTTAGCTCCCTCAGGTATCTTATCAACTAAGTTGTAGTTCCTAAAGATTAAGCCTTCTATCTTACCGGTTAAACCTCTACCATATACTTTGAATAGCTCAATGTCTTTAAACCGTAAAGCTTCTAATTTGTCTCTAACCTTCTGAGGTACAAAAGGATTATGTCTATGGTCTGAGATAAACAGCTGAACGTTCTCTTTGCCGATTAACTTCTCATGCACCCAAAATTCACTATTAGGATTGTAATCTATGTAACTCTTCTTCTTAGTTCTTATCTCTAACTCAAACCAAACAATAAAAGGCATACCGTTAGCCTCATTCATAAACAAGTAATCTCTCTTACCTGATTTAGCATCTTGCTGGTTCTTATAGGACTTGAACTCCATAATAGAACCATTGGCAAACGTGAAGATTCTCTCTGATTTATTGTAAAAGGTTACTAGACTCTGTAGATCTGTTGAGTCGTTGTATATGTCTAATGCGTCACGTAATGCACCAGCTTTTAAGTTTGGCACATCTTGTCCTGCTATTGTAATAATGCACTTAGACTCTATAGCTTTAGTAAATAGAACTTGTAATATAGAATAAGTCTTACCCGAGGATGAACCCCCTTGGTTTACTGCAACATCTTTAGAGAGGTTTAAGTTTGCTTCATATAGTACCGAGCCTTTAAACAAACTATATCTCTATATCTTTCTCACTGTTATTAATCTTATGCTCGCTAGGGATAACCTCTACTGTTACATTAGTTACCTTCTGGTTTTGGTTCTGAACTGTCTCCTCTGTGTACCCTCCATGGTTACGTAACCAGAATTGTGCAGCTGGATAAGTACCACCCCAATACATCTTTTGTTCGTTCCAATGTGTCATGAACAATCTGAATCTATTAAGAATGTAAGAGAAATCGGAACCTCTCTTCTCGTAATCATACAAAGATTGTAACGACGCAAACCCTAAAAACAGAGCTAATCCACTTAAAGTATAAACACCTTTACCCATCTTTGAAAATGAGTCTGGTCTCTTCTGTGCATCTTCCCAATTCAAGTAACCTGCTATCTTCTCTGCCATCTTATTAGCATCATTATACATAGGAGGTACTCCATTATTAGTTAACCCTACTGAGAATAAGTTACCTGCTTTAAACTTACCATCCTTATCTCTGAACTCGTCCATACTTAATGACTTAATATAAATAACGACAAAGCCGATACAACTATTAAAGCTATGTATCCTAGTCTTTGTTCTTTTAACTTCCTATGCTTAATCATCGCCATACCTCTCTTGTAATAGTTTTGATTGCACCCAGGGCATATCCACTGGTCACAGGTTTCGCACCATTCGCATTGCTTTAATGCGGAGTCTCCATCCTCTAGCTCACATACTCTACACACTTTAAGTTCGCTCATATCTTTCTATCATGTTTAAGCAGTCTACTAATACTTCTCCTACACAACTACCACAACCTATACTAAGGTATCTTCCTGTAGCTTCTTTATGTATTCTGAATAAAGGATTTAAATCACCTAATGGTTGTCCTGTCCGTTTAAACATATTAAGCATATCTTTATAGCCTACTAATTCTTTGTATAGTTCTTCTGTTATCATCTACTTAAATATATAAATTAAATAGTATTGGTTATAAGTTAACCAGTCTTATCCTTATCCTTATTCTCTTTCTCTTTACCTTTTACTAAAGCAGTACATATTGCTGTTACTACTAATAATATTAATATTAAATTTATCATAATTAATCTATTTTATATTTACCAAACTTCTTACCTTTAAATCCTTTTAAGTCTATTGTATTACTTACAGCAGTAGCCCAAGCTCCCTCACTCTTTACATCTACTCTATACTTAAACAGGTGCCATATCTTATCCATCATATAACCTGTAGACTCTGGCTCAGTATCATGTATAACTATTATATCTACTTTGTTAGCGTACTTCTTTATGTCTACCCACCTTCTCTCTGCTGGTGCATGGTCTATAAATAATACTTTAGCGTTCTTCAGATTTACATCGTCCCAGTTAGAGACTTGTTTAGAACCGTTAACCTTAGACCACTTCTCTGAATGGTCATAGCTTTCAAATGCTCTATTATATGTCTTACATTGCTTTCTTAAGAATGGAGTAGACCCTGCACCACTACCAAACTCTACTACTTTACCTTTTGTAGCTTTAAGAGCTTCCCATAATAATAGTCTATGGTTGTTCCACTCCTCCATATCTTCTAAAAAATCCTCTCTTTTCATATATCTTCTTTTGTTATATCTATTCTTTTATTTATAAGTCTTACAAACTTGCAAGGGTTGCCATAGTTTAATGTGTTGAATCCTATGCTCTTAGTTACTACACTTCCTGCTCCTATCATACATCCTCTACCTAATACAATGCCACAAATAATAGTACTGTTAGCTCCTATACTCACATTGCTTTGTATTATAGTCTTTCTAAACCTACTACTCCAGTCCTTCTCTGATAGCTGTGGAAATATATCATTAGTAGTAATTACTCCTGGACCTATAAATACATCATTACCTATCTCTACTCCTTTGTATAATAAAGCTCCGTTTTGTATCTTACATCTATCTCCTATTACTACATCTTCTCCAATATAAACATTCTCTCCTATTGTACAGTCTTCTCCTATTTCAGCTCCCTTACTTATATGAGTGTTAGCCCATACATTTGTACTGTCAGGAACATTAGCCTCTACTATTGCTGTCTTATGTATCATCTAAAGTCTGGTATTGAATTAAATAATGTAGTTAAATATTCTGTATGATTTGTAAATGGTCTACATAAGTGACTCTCACTATACCAACCATCTTTCAACTTCTCTATACTGTAAGGAGTTTCTTTGTGTCTCTCACATTCTATCCTCCTCTCTACTAATACATTGAATGCATTAAACCCTACTATGTTTGTATCCTTAGCTTCTCTTAGCTTATAACAAGAGTAACTCTCATCTATTCCCCATCTACCTTCTGTATCCTCCCAAAAAGCATCTACCCCACTATTGACTAACTTGTCTGTCTCTTCTATAAAACTCTCCTCAAAGCTATAAACCTCAGTAAAAGTAGAACCCTTAGCTATATGATAACTAGAAGGACTAGCTGTCTTTGTCCAGTGGTGAGGTAGGTAAGCATCAGATATAAGCATAGTATAGTCTGTATCTTTCAAGTCTTTAACTAGATTAATAAACATCTTACTTAAAGGTACTTGGTCTATTCCCATAACCCAGCAAGTGTCATCCTTGTAAAACTTAGTACCCCAAAATAACGCCCAAGTAGTTTGCCAAGCGATAGGGTGTTTATCATTAGCTTCTACTATTATTACATCTCCATACTCATCAGAGATATTAGCCTCTATCATTTCTTCTTTAGTTCCTAACCACATAAGAGTTGGATTAATACCAAACTTCTCTTTGTATACTTTACTTAATGGATTCCAAAAGTTATAGTATAATGGGTTGAAGTTACTACTTAATATTACTCTATCTACTTTCATTATATATTCCAGTTAAATATTGGTTTTTTTAATTCTGTGTTATAATAATCACTATTAGGATTGTAAGGACTCTCTACCATTTGTAAGTCCTCATTCATATCTATGTAATCTAATAGAAACTTCTCCATTGAAGTACCGTAATGACCAGCAGCTCCTATATGTCCACATAGGTGGTCTGTCTCTTTTAATTCAAATGGTATCTCTACGTGTACATTCAAGTGACAATCATCTGCATGCGTTCCTAACTGTGGACAACTACAAGTCTTATAACCATCTAAGAAAGTATCAGACATACCATAAAAATAGTGTTGCATTATACTGTCATCTGGTCTTAAAGCAAATAATTCATAAATATAGTTAGTTAAGAAGTCTTGGTCTGTACCTTTTACATCCCATCTTAATCTAGCATTAACCATCTGCTCCCATGTATTAGCTCCAGTTCTTTCTACTGCTCCTCTCTTAAAGCCTATCATTCCTCCCATCATTGGAATAGTATGACTACCACTAGCTGTAATAGCGTGTGCTACTTTTGTACTGTCTATCCATTGTGTTACTGCTTGTACATCCTTATACATCAAAGGTGCTTCTATATCTCTACAGATAAACATCTCTACGTTAGGGTCAAACATTGGCTTAAGCCTCCAAAGCATTGCCTTAGTTAAAGGAGCTTCTTCACAGATAACTATATCAATTGCATTAGTATGCACTTCTTCATTTAATAACTCCCAAAACCTTTTAAAGCCCTCATAGGTTTGTTTATCTAAGTGTACTCTTATCCTCCAGTCTGGGAATAATAAACGCTGTAAACGTACATTAACCATTAACCCTCTAAGATAAGCATTGAACTCAAAACAGTTCTCTGCTTTGTCTTTACCGTATCCGAATAAACTATAACTAATTACGCGCATATTTTCTTTTAAAGTAAAACTAGACTCTACCCGTTACTAAGTAAAGCCTAGTTTAGTTAGATTTTGAAGTTAAACACAACCATTGTTTAAATGTTTAATGTTAATTTCTATTCAAAGATAACATTAATTTTATAACATATACTATAATTCTCATTTATTTATCAGATTTAAATAGATAATGATACAATACTGTCTTAATCTCTACCTCTGTCTTAATGTCTCCACTGTTAAATATTTGAGTAGCAAAGTCTGTATCCTCTCCATGATTAGTTAAAGGGAACTTATACTTAATAGCTATCTCTCTTTTGATAGTATTCAAATGATTTGGAAACCTTTCGTACTTTATAGACTCCTCATCTGTATTAGTCTTATATGCTTTATACTTAATTGAATGCTCGAATATCTCAGGGTTAACTCCATCCCATGTCATAACTCCTTTAAGACTACAACAGTCTGGATTAGTTTTAACTGCATCTAGTATATCTCTCACATAAGTATTACTCACCTCATCGTCATCGTCTATAAAACACACATAATCTCCTTGCGCTTCTGCAAGCAATGCATTTCTTTTAGACCCTACTGTACTTCTAGCATCCTTATCGTCTAACCTTATTAAAACCTCTACATCTTTCCACCTAGGTTTAACCTGTGGGTCTAGTATTCTCTTTAGTTTCTTTAAAGATTCCTTTCTCTCTCTCATTGTTAGTATTAATATACTTAGCTTCATAAATCAAAATGTTTTTGTTTGCGTATTTCGTATGTTATCTTATCCTCTCCTCCTAAACTCTCTGTATGAATGTATTGTGTATCCATTGCAGCCTTACCATAAGCAGGATGTAAATGTTGTATAATATCTTCGTCTACATATTTATACTTACCTAGCATCATAGCTACATCTGTTTGCTCATTGTCACAGTATAAACTCTTATAAGCTGGATTGTAAATATAGTTAAATCTATCGTAATATTCTCTACCCATTATACTCATAGTTATTAAATCATTACGATTACCATCAGGAAAGTGTAGGCACTGGTCTAAGTTATATCTAGCTGCATAAGTCATACCCATCTCCATAGATAAGTCTAATGCAAAGTTGTTACGTATAACCTCATCAAATCCTTTCTTAGTAAATAGCATATCATCTGACATATTTACAAGTATATCCCATTCACCCATTAAAGGTACATCTCTATTAATAGCGTGTACCTTATTTAAAGATACTCCTTTAGATAGTACAGTATTCTTATAGTGTCCATCTCTTACATTAACCATAGTCTCATCGTCACTATCAAATGAAACTAATATAACATAATTGTCTGATGTACAGTTATTTACTATACTTTCATAACCTCTTTTAAATAGGTCTGGTCTTGAACGTGTCGCGTATTTAAATAATATCCTCATAGTTTTATGTGTTCTTTTTTTACACCTTCAAAAAATAAAGGCTGGTTCTGTCTAATTAATTTAGTTTTCTCTGTGTTAGTAATACTAGAAATATGCTCAGGGTTACTGTAGTCTTCTGAATAAAGATACTCTTCTGTTCCTCTTAACATTGGATAATTCCCATGCTCTCCTAAGATTCTAATACTGTACTCGGCGTGCTCGAAGCCCCATAACTTAAACCCCTCATTAAATGCTCCTACTCTTTCTACTGCTGCTTTGGTCATATACATAAACACACCTCCACAATCACTGTAAACATCTATAACTGCACTAGAAGTAGTAGCAGTGCCCCAGTTATTATGTAGCTTATGGTCTAAGAATAGTAAATGTTTTTGTCCACTCTTAATAAAGAACTCTTCCCAACCTTTCTTAATTGGATAACAATCATCATCAAATAAGAATATATGGTCACAGTCTTGCAACGCTCTTAAACATTCATTCTTTCTAGCTGCTACACCTTGTCGGTCTATGTCAGTATCTTGTGCTATGTGTAGTACATAATCATAAGTAGTATTCTCATACAAGTTATCTAAAAATTTAGCCAGCATCTGTGGACGCTTGTAGCTAGTGCAACCTATGCCTATTACCATTGTTATAAGTTTTGATATAATTGATGTCTAATTTCGTTTGTCTTATCCATTAAGTAGTTATCCATTACGTGTTCGTGTAATGCTTCTGCTAAATCCTCTCTCTTATTCTTATTAAAGATTAAGCTTTTCATAGCTGAACCCCAACCATCTCCACGCTTTGAGGGTGAAATCTGTATACTATTACCCTTGTTACAGTCGACAAGGTAAGGATTTACACTCGAAACTACAACAGCTTTCTTAAAATATCCTGCTTCTATTATTTTTATCTGTGATTTATAGCTATTAAAACTATTCTCTACTAGAGGTATTAAGGCTACATCTATATCATTATACATGCTAGCATAGTTATCTGCTGTTTGTCCTTGTAAACGTCTGTAAGGCTTATCGAATCCTTGTGTGACATCTGCTACCTTTTTCTTTAAGAAGTCTTTATAAAGTTCATCTTTTGGGAACTTTAAAAAGTCAGTCATATAACCTTCTATTAAATCATAAGGAGGGACATTGCCAAGCTCTTCTCTAAATATGTAGTTATTCGGTACATCTTCTCCTCTTAATAACCTAGATTCAAAAGTCTTAAACATTTGTAACATACTTGGATCAAATGGAGCGTGTTTGATCTGGTGCTGAACATAACCTAACTTCTCTGGATAGTTCCATCCACCTAAACAGAATTGAAATTTACTATGGTTAACAGTTTTCCATACTTCCTTAAATCCATTGTGTACCATCTTAAGATCTTCAGCGTGAAATACACCACCTATCCACCCCAGCCGAACTCTATCATTAGGAATCTCTTGTATTTTAAACTGAGGTATATTTGGATTTATACTATTAGGTAGTACTATTACATTCTTATTGTATTCTCTTATCTTATCTGCAAAGTGTTCAGTAGTTGTAGTTACGTAGTCTACTTCTTTTAATCCTGCTATTGCGTGTGCTGGATAACCACTATCTTCATACATAGCCTTTTGAGGATGCTTAGGATGTAGTACCCAGTAATCATCTATATCTAATATAGTCTTACACCCTAGTTTTTTAGCTCTTAGTATACTTTCTGTAGGATCAGCTATTGCAGGGTTCTCTGCTATTCTAAGGAAGCTAACTATGTCGTGCTCCTTAATCTGCTCATCTGTTACAGTAGTTAAGCTAAAACATTTAGAATACTCATACCCTTCATAGTTCTCCTGGAGATGTTTATGAGGCATAAATTGCCTATGATAATTAAGCCCTGTTAGCTCTTTTGTAGTTACTAGTAATATCTTCATTGATTTTTTCTAATAGTGTCTTAATTGTATATCTAACTGTACTGTATGGAATATCTGCTTCTCTAGCTAATTGCCTGTAGTTACCTAACTCTGTATATCTACCTAGTAATTTAACTGCAAGTGTCTTATCTTCTTTGCCTTTAGATTCCCAATACTCTACCTCTGATTTAAGGAATAACTCTATATGGTCTAATAGCTCTTCGTTCTCTAGCTCTTCATTCTCTTCATCTAATACTATTTCATAGTTCATTGAGTGCCTAGTATCATTTGTTAACTCTACGTCTCCTATCTGTTTATTATACCTATAGAAAGGAGCAGTTTTAGATACAGCGTTTAACCATATCATCCTAGTAACGTAGGAATAAATATTACCCTCATATATTACTTGTAGCTTATTCTCATCCATTTCGCATACCGATAACATAATGAATTGGTATAGGTCTTTATATAAGTCTCCTCGTTTAACCCACTTCTGGCAGCACTTTAGATACCTAGTATCGTTGGCTACAATTTCTATTATTTCTCTTTTTGTTAGTATCACATTGCAAATATAATACACCTTTTTAAAATTCTTTTATAATTTATATTGTTTATTTAAAATAATGTTGTATCATTGCATAAAACAAACAGACCAATGACATTAAAAAGAAATATAAGTTTATCATTTAGAGGGGTTTTAAGTAGCTTGGTCGGT